TCGCCCAGAACGCCGCAGCGGTGACGACCAAGCTGCAACAGATGGCGTCCGGCTTCGTCTACAACCGCGACGCTGGCACGCCGTCGATCTGGTTCAGCGCGCACAAGTTCGACCGGCTGGCCGAGCTGCTGGAGGAAAACCAGCGGGCCAACACCATCGTCGTCTACAACTATCAGGAAGAGCTGGCCGAACTGAAGCGCCGGTTCCCGCACGCGCAGACGATTGACGACAGCAACGTCATTGAGCGCTGGAACCGTGGCGAGGTTGAGCTGCTGCTCATTCACCCCAAGTCAGCCGGTCACGGCCTCAACCTTCAGCACGGCGGTTGCCACATGGTGTTCATGTCGCTGCCGTGGTCGCTGGAGCTTTACGAACAAACCGTCGGGCGGCTGCACCGCAGCGGGCAGAAGCACGACGTTTGGGTCTACGTCATGTTGACGGACAAAACCATCGACGAACGGATATGGGCGGCGCTGCACGACAAGCGGGCCGTCTCGGACGTAGCGCTAGAGGAATTGAAGAATGGCGAAACTTAACTGGCACTCGCTGGCCACCACCATCCGGTCTTTGTCGGAAGAGCAGTTGAAGCAACTGCTTGACGAAGAGGTCAGCACGCACCGCCGCCCGGTCATGGCGCAGCGGTTGCACCAGCGCTACTCGGCAGTACGCACGGCCCGCGAGCGGGCCGAGATCATGGAGGCAGTACGCAAATGATAGACGATCAGTCCGACCCCGCCGAAGACGAAGAGTGGGACGCCATCATAGCTAAGCTGGACAAGATGTCGCGCCCAGACGTCGTCAACTCGCCGCCGCACTACACCGTCGGCGGTATCGAGACGATTGACTTCATCCAAGCCAAGCTGTCGCCGGAAGAGTTCGCCGGCTACTGCCGGGGCAACATGCTGAAATATATAGCCCGCGCCGGCCATAAGGACGACGCGGGCCAAGATATGCGCAAAGCGCTCTGGTACGGTGAGCGCTGGCTACGCGCGCGGAATGCCAGCGCGAAGAAACCCTAGTGCGGCGGCGGTGAAGCCTGCGTTGAGCGCTGTGATCAGGTCTACGTCGCCGACGAGGTAGCTGGCCGCAGCGCTCAGGACGCCCAGACCGGCCATGATGTAGGTGCGGTATCCCTTGAGCATGTCGTATCTCCTATGCTTCATTCCGGGAGACGGTGCCCCCGGACATGCGAGTGGGTTTGCCGAGAACCGGCTCCCCTTTCGGCCATCGTGAGGCGACAAGGCGAGATTTGCCCAGCTTCATCACGTTGACGGCGTTGCCTTGGTTTCCGCCAAGGACATGATAGTGGGCCGCGTCCTCGCCGACGTAGAAGCCGACGTGGCCGCCACCAGCGCGGTCAAAGACAAGGATTGCGCCCGGCGCCAGCCGGTCAGGGCGCAGCAGCGACCCGTAGTCTGACCACGCCTTCGCCCGCATATATAGCTTGGGGTAGGGCAGACCGGCCTCTTGCATCACCGCCGCGCAGAAGACGCCGCACCACGGCGTCTCGTCGTCGCGCCACCATGCGCGCAGCTTCTCCAGCCACCCCAATATAGTCTTGTTGTGGCGCGGCCCGACGATCTCGCGCAAGCCGTCGAAGCGCCGGGCTATCTGGAGCCAGCGAGGGTCGGTCATACCGGCAGCAACTTTATCAAGATGCCAAGCAGCATCATGATAATGGTGCCGGCCACAGTCAGCCCGATACCTTCCAGACGCTTCAGCCGGGCGCAGATGCTCTCGTATCTCAGCGCGCACACTTCTTCATGCGTCGCCAACCGCGCTTCAGTCTTAGATACGTCCATTACCGCTGAACCCTTGCTGGTGCGTAGATCGGAATTTCCTCGCCATTCGGCCCTGTCTGGAACCCCATGAAAGACTGGTCTTCAGGCGGCAGCATCTCTGGCGGCAACTCGTAAATCTGCGACGGCTGGTTGACCATATTCTGAAGGGTCTGCGCCATGAACGAGCGCGTCTGCGGCCCCATGTAGTTGAACATACCCGCTGTCATGGCGTTGGTCGGGCGGACGCCGACGAGGCGCAGCGCTTCGGACGGTTCGGCCAGACCCGGCGCCAGCGCGCGCATGGCATTTCGAGCGGTTCTTTCGGCGATCTCTGCCTCCAGCCGCTCTGCTGCAATACCGCTCCCACCGATCTTAGGTACGCTGCCACCCAAGCGGAAAAGGCTGCGCATTATATTGTTGCTAAGACCGGGCTCCATCATTTCCAAGAAACGACGGGTCGCGCCAGCCGGCAACGCACCGCGCATGGACGGAGGCATGTCACCAAACGTACGTGTGGCAGCTTGGCGGCTGGCTCCGATTTCGCGAGCCAGACGCTGTGCGACCGGAAGCTGCGCCTCGGACAGCGCGGCGTTAATGTCGTAGTTGCCGGGGCCAAAAAAGTTGGAAACGTAGTCAGGGTCGTTACCGGCCATCACTCGTTCAAAACGGGCTTCGGGAAACTTTGGGTCGGCCAAGCGACGGGCAAACTCTTGCTGTTCGACCCGTTGCATACCTGATGAAAATGCACGATTGTACTGACCCCACTCAGGACCCGCAGCAGCTTCAAAGGCATCATCTATCAGCTTTTGCGCTTGACCTGCCAGCATTGACGTACCCCGCGCGATTGCCGACGGGTCAGCCTGCCCCAAAGTGCTGGATACAAACTCGCCAATATTGCGCTTGGCCAAATGCAGGCCCGCAGCGTCGATGATACCGCCGAACATAGCCGCACGATTTTCCAACGCGTCAGCAAAACGCGAAAGTAGCTGTTCACGCTGCGGGCTGACAAAAGCAGCTTCGCGCGCTTGTTGACGCAGGCTGCCTACGACGCCTGAAATGTCGAGCGGAGCCAAGCCCTGCGCGCGAAGGTTGGCCGCTATTTCTTCTGCTGATCGTGCGTCGTCTAGGCGCTGACGCACGCTCATATTCCAGTCAGCGTCATTCGCAAAGCGAGTAGCGGCGTCGATTTCACGCTGGACGTCGCCGCGCAACCTTCGTGCGGTCTCTTCTGCTGGAACAATTTGAGTGCGGCCAATGTCAGCGCGTTCATAAACGGATCGCAGCATTGGTTCGGTCTCTTCGCGCACCGCTTGACGCATGGCGTCGATGTTCTGCATGGCTTCGGTGCCAGTTTCGCCACCGCGCAGCACCGCTCGCGCCTCTTCCTGACCAGCAGCGCGGGCCCGCGCAACAGCCTCTAGCGGAGCGCTTTCAGCGGTGCCCTGCACAACGCGCGTCGCAGCAGCTATCTCAGGGGTAAGCAGCCCTTGCGACGCCAGAAATTCGGCGGTGTTGGTGCGCGCGTCGGCTGGCGCCGACCGCAGCGCAGCTATGATGGCGTCAGCGTTGTTGGCGATCAGGTTGCGCATGATCTCGCCAGCGCGCACTTCGCCGAGACGCCCGCGCAGAAAATCGTAAGCATAGCCGGCGCCCTGCCGCCCAATCGTGCCGATAATCGGCAGCGCGGCGCCGATAGCAGCTTCGGTTGCGATACCGCCAGCGGTCGGCTCTTCGGCAGTAATTGCCGCCGGAATTGCAGCAGTCGTGCCGCCGCCAAAAACGCGCTGCGCAAGGCGCCCGCCGCGCGTTGTGGCGGTCGGCGAGAAGCCGCCCGCCACAACAGCTTGACCGCCGCGCTCTACTATGCGGCTAAGAGTGGGCGAAACAGGGGTCAAACTGGGCGCGAGCCGCACCGCACTGGCGCCAAGGCCAGCAAGGAACGGAGCTGTCGTGGCTATTCCGCCACCAATCTCACCAAGAGTAAACCAGTTCGGGCGCTGCGCCTGCGCGGCAACGACGTTCGGACGTTCCCGCAGCGACTGCCGGCCAGCCGATACGACTTCGCCGAAGCTGCCGATGTCGCTGCGGCTCAGGTTGCGGCGAATATTCTCGGCTTCTTCGCGCGAGTAGCCGAGCATGTTCTCGGCCACCCATGCAGCAGAGTTGGCCGGCGTCAGACCAAAACGATCAGCGGCCCATGCTGCAATCCGTGGCAAAAAATTCGCCACATTCTGAACACCTTGGGTCGCGCCCGTAGCTACTGCCTCGGTGCGGCTGACCGGTGGCGTGAAGATGTTTTCCGGTATGGGTGCGTCGGGGTTGCTGGCCGCGTAGTCTACCCAAGTCTGAAACGTGCCGCGATCTTTGTCGTCGATGCGGCGGCCATACTGACCTGCAATCCGGTCCAAATCTTCCATCGTAGCTGTGCGGCTGGCGATGGCGTTGCGCAAATCCCGGTAAAGGATGTCGATGCCCATGATCTCGCGCACCGGCTGGCCGGGGAAGTCGCGTGTAGCGCGCTCTTCGACTTGGTCGGGCGTGATGTCCAGCGGGACATTCTGATAGACGTGCGTCTCGCCGTTCCCAAAGACGACCGTTACACTGCGCGACATTTTGGGGTGCTCCTACCAGTCAGATACAACTGAGCCACTACGCGTACGGGCCGGCGCTGGTGGGCGGGTCGGCGTGCGTCGCGGCGCCGCAGGGATGCTGCCCGTCGTTACGGGAATACCGAGCCGTTGCGCGCGACGGTCAGCGCGGGCCAGCGAGTTGCGCATGATGGCGCGTAGCTCGTTAGCAGCCTGAATGAACTCCGCTTCGGAGATGTTGCGTTCTATACGGGTCATAGCGTCAGTCGCCACTTGCCCTTCGCGCTCGGTGATATGGCCGCCGCCCTTGAGGGTCTCGAAAGCCTCAAGAAATGCCTTGCCTTTAATCTGCCGATACAGCGCGTCAGCGTCGGCTTCCGAAGAAGCGGGAATAAACCGCATGCCGGGGATACCCAAGCCGACCAGCCCTTCAAAGCCGGGGTGCGGTCGATTACCGCCGCTGGGCACTACTACTCTCCCGTTGCTGACGATTGCGTCGCCGATCAGCCGGTCAAGGACGCGCAACCCATCGCGCACCGTCGTGGACGAGCTGGAATACGTCTCTGCAAACGTGGCGTCGTTCTGGGCCTGCTGTTCGCGCCGCGTCCGTTCGTAGATGGTGGCTGCTTCGGCCTCGCGCTCGGCGCGCGTTGTAGCGCCCGCTCGCGTAGCGGCGCTCGGAATGGGCTCACGCTGCGCTTCAGCCACAGCACCAGCGCTGCTCGGCTCCTGCGACGGCGAAATGAGCGGCGGGCGACCGCGAGCAGTACGGCCAGTCGGAGCATAAACGACTTCGGGGCCAGCGGATGCCTGCACCCGCTGGAGCTGCGGCGCAGCGTCCATGCCGGGGCGGTACTCAGCGCTGCGCAAGGAAGGCTGCGCCATACCGCCGGTCGGCTGGATACGGATTTGGTTCGACTGCATCCACGACGCCAGATTGCGCTCGTTGTCGGGGCCAACCATCTCGCGAAGCTGCTGCAAGTGCGTCTGGTCGATCATGCGGCTCTGCACCGCGTTCTGGATGATCTGCGGCGCGGTTTCCATCGTGAGCGGTTGCACGCCGCCCATTTCGCCGCCGAACGACGCCGGCGTCATCGCTGCGCCGCCAGCGCCCGCTTCAGCCGACATCGGACGCATGAGCGGACTGCCCCTTGGGATGGCGTCCATGGGGATGTTTTGGTCCATTAGGTCTTGCGGGGTGACATCGCCGCCACCGCGCGGAACGCGAGCAGTAGGCGTAGCCGCCGGTGCCGGGGCGCCAGCCGCCGGTGCCGGGGCGCCAGCCGCCGGCCTAACTATATTGAATTCCGGTATTTCGAGTGACCTCGGCCCTCTGAAACCGCCTCTTTCGATAATTCGGTAATCGCCGTGCTCGTCCTGCACCACTTCGGTATTCAGTGGGGCGAAAGTCCTACTAAAATTGTCGGCGATGCTGCCGACCATTTGGAGAAGCGAATTACGGTCGAAGTTTTCCGGCGGCAGGTTGGTGCGAAACTGCGCAGCGATTTCCGGCGCGTCCCTGTCCAGACGACCAAGAAACTGCTCGTAGCCGGCGCGGTTCATCGTCTGACCCGCGAGCTTCGTATAAAACTCGATCTGACGTCCGGCCTGCTCGATCTCGTGCGTCGCGACCGCGCGCTGCTCTTGGTTGCGCGCGATCTCCATCGCCTGCTCGGCCTGCTCAGCCTGACGCTGAGAAGCGCGCTGCTGCGCGGCGACGCCTAGCATCGCGCCGTACTGCTGCGTGGCGCGGCCAAGGTCGGGCATTTGGGGTGCGCGAACGCCGAGCGCGATCATCTGGTTAGCCATATCAGCCTCCTAGACCGGGGATAGCCGGACCCGGTAGCCCCGGCATCTGCGCCGGCAATGTCAACGGAAACGACGGCGGCGGGGGCGGCGTCTTCGGCGTGCTACGCCCGTAAAAATTGGCCATCGCGTTGTACGCAGGAAACTGCATCGCTGCCTGACCGATACTGCCGAGAGCGCTCGCCAGTGCGTTGGCGCTGCCGACGTAGCCGGACGCGCGGGCCTGACCCGCGCCAAGCTGCATCTGGCCGATGTTCTGCGCGGCCTGACCCGTCGCACCTGTCATGGTGTTGACCGCCGACTGACCCGAACCCATCAGCGACTGGAGCGGGTTGAGCCGCGCGGCGCGCTCGGCCTGAAAGCGGTTGAAAGCGTTCTGATATTCTTGGCTGGCCAAGTCCTGCCCGAAGCGCTGGATGCCCTTCATCGTAGCACCAGACATCAGGCCGCCGCGCGCAGCAGCCGACCGCTCCAGCGCCTTCATAGCTTCCGACTGGCGGAAGGCGTAGCCGGGGTCTTGCTGGAAGTCTTCCATGCCGAACGAACGGGCCATGCTGCCGTAGCCGGGCGCCGTGGCGTCGCCGCCGAGGCCGAGCAGCCGCATGATCTCCTGCTGTGCCGTCAGGCCCGCTTGGCGGAACGGCTCTTGCAGCCCTAGCTGCCGCTCGAACATCTCGCGTTGGGTCTGCTCCGCGCGCTGCGCAGCCTGTTCCTGCGTGCGAGCCGCTTTTTTAGCGCCGCTCCGTGCGATAAGGCCGCCGGCGGCCGAAGCGGCTGCACCTACGCCTGCTGCAATAACTGCGGGGGGCATGGTTACAACTCCATCTTGTACAGGTCGTAAGGCGACCCGAAGGTGTATATCATCTCGCCTGTGGGCTGCATACCCCCGCGCCGGGCAAAATATGCCACGACCCGCGACGCCGGTGAAATGCGCGCCCACAGCATTGTCGCGCCGTGTGCTTTGGCATAATCAACCATTTCTTGCCGTGCCTGCGCCGCCCACTTGCCGCGACCTTCCGGCAAAATGAAGACGTGCACCTCGTAGACGCCGGGGGCGCTCCAAGCCAAGGCGAAGCCGCCATGCTCGCCCATCAAGAACCAGTTCTGTCGCTCGGCGATGACCTCTTCAAAGTTCAGTTCGCCAAGCTCTGCCGGGCCGACGAACGGACGCACGTCAGGGTGGTTGGCCACCCAATTAGCGGCGTCCGCGTCAAAGACCCTTGTCAGCAGCATCAGGTGATCTCGCGGCCCGACGCGCGAATGTTGACCGACAGCGGCGCGCTGGCCAGCGTCGAGATGAAGCCGTTGGGCGCCAGCGCATGCCCGACGATCTCGGGAAAGGTGTACGTCTCGTTGGGCTGGAGCGTCTTCGTCTTGACGATGATGTTCTGCGTGCCGGCGGTGTCCGCCGCCGTAACGAGGTTGACGCTGATCGACGCCGCCGACGTGCTGTAGTTGGTGGCCGTGAACTTGTCGATGATCGTCGTCACGTTGGTGGCGATGTACTGCGTGGACTGCGCGTCCTCGGCGATCTTCGACGGAATGAGAACTCGGACGGTGACGGTCATGATATAAACCTTTAGATATATTCGGCTGACAATTCGATGTCGGCAGACGCCAGAATGGTTGTGGTGCCGACCCGCCGGATGCCGACGTTGATGACGACGAGATTGCCGCCGGGCGATGATTGCGTCGCGCGCCAGAAGCGCGTCGTGGACAACGCCAGCCATGTTCCGGTCGCTGCGCTGGCGCCATCGACAGTGCCGATCACTGGCGTAGCGTAGCACTCGTAGTTGACGGCTTGGGCGCTGGGGATGCACCAGTTTTCAAGCAGTGAGTAGGCGCCCCCGTTGATGCTTTCGTTGGCGGTGCCGTTCGAGTTGAGCTGATAGGCCGCCGAAGCCGTGCCGGTGTTCAAGCCGTAAATCGTCTGCGCCGACAAGGTGATGGTAACGGCAGACCCGCCACCGCCGCCAGCCGCGCCCATCAGTGTCAGGACGGCGCCGCTCATTAGGAGAGGCCCGCGCCGCTGATAACCCATTCGGTCGAGCCGACCTTCAGCAGCGTCGCCAGACCGTAGTTCGCCAGCGTGCGCGTGCCGGTGTTGGTCGTGCCGGCCTGCCGCATCGTGTCGGATGTGATGGCGATGGACTGGGACGAGCCGCTGTTGTTGTAGATGACGACGGTAGCGCCGATTGGGAACGCCTGCGAGGCGTTTGACGGGACGGTGATGCCGCCGGTCGTGATTGAGATATGCTTGCCGTTGTCGGCCAGCACCAGCCCGTAGGCGCTTGTCTGGGCGTTCTGCGGCGCACCGCGATAACCGATGCTGGTCGCGCCGATGGTGCCGGTCGCGACGACGTCGACGTCCTGCTCCAGCGACGTGATGTCGGTGTTGGCGCCTGCCGCTGCCGCACCAAGGTTGGTGCGGGCGCCCGCAGCGTTCGACGCGCCGGTGCCGCCATTGGCGACAGCAACGATGCCGGTGACGTTCGACGCGGTGCCAGTGATGTTGCCGTTGAAGGTCACGCCCGAGCCGATGGTGCCGCCGGTGATGCTGACGTTATTGGCGTTTTGGAACGCCATGTCGCCAGTCGTCAGGATGTTGTCGACGGTCCAGATCACGGCATCGGATGCGTCGGCCAGAACCACCTTGTAGGCGGAGCCAGAGCTGTACCAGATGTTTGCCTCGCCGCGAGCATCGAGAATGATTGGGTTGCCGTTAGCGAAGACGCCGCTGGCGTCCGTGTACGTCGCGAGCGGCGTCGTGGTGCCGGCTGCGTAAGTGTACACCTTGCCGCCGACCAGAGGGTCGCCGTTGGCGTCAAAGAATTGCGCCTTGGGGGCTGGAGATAGTTCAGCCATTAGTACGGGCCTCCGGCGTTGAGATTGTTGGTGACGGTCAGGATAACCGATGGGATGGCAGGACGGAAGGCCGCTGATGCGGCGGCGTTGAGGAACACGCCTGTGCTGTCAGTGGCCCACATAAGCTCGATATAGTCGCCTTGGTTCAACTGCGCGAGAAAGTTCCATGCCGCGACGAGAGCGTCGTTGTTGCCTTGGGTGCGGACTTGGCTGGCGCTGTTCGGGACATCGGTGCCGTTCACGCGCAGCCATATCCATGTGAGATGGCTTCCCGACACTGTGGTGTCGAGCTGCGCCGAAAACTGGATGTTGTAGACGTTGGCGGTGTCGACGTAGATGCGCGATGTCGGCGTGCCGCGTGTGACCCCGACGCTGATGTCGGTGGTGTTGAACGTCATCGCGTAAGGGGTGTTGATCGCCGCTGCGGTCTGGTCGGTGGTGTCAGAGAAAGAACCGAAGCGATGGCGCGGCAGTTGCGGCGTGTAGGCCGGCCCCATGTTGAGGCCGTCCAGCTCCTGCTGAAGCATGTGCATCGACGACGCGTTGCCGTCCGGCGGCCCGATCTGCAACTGGTCAAGCGTGGTGGGGTTGTTGCCGCCGCCGGTCAGCGTGAACAGGTTGAAGAAGAACCTATACCAGTCGCGCGTCATCAGCCCGGTGCGCGGGTCAAGGACGCCGACGCGCGACGCCGGTATCTTGGTGATGTTGGTCGGTTCAGCCATTGGTGCCGCTCAACACCAGTTCGGCGCCGACGATGGTCAGCTTGACGGGGTCAGAGCCGGACACCTCGTAGACGCGGTCGCGCAGCTTGAGCGTCATGCCGAGACGGCGCCAGATGGCGCGACGTCCGTACTGGCCGATCTTACCAATCGACACCCAATGCTCGTTCGACCATGTGTGACCGCCATCGTCCGACCAGCGCAGCATGACCTGCGGGTCAGCGCCCTGCACGGTCGGGATTGAACCGGGGAAGAGATACTCGCCGTCAATGAAGTCGAGGTCAAGCGTAAATGGCTCGTCCGGCGGCGTGTTGCCCGGCGGGATGCCATTCAGGCCGACGCCTGTCTCGCAGTTCAGTTGCAGCGAGTGCTGCGCCGTGCGGCGCAGATTGTTCGAGCCGGTCGGCAGCGCGCGCCAAGACCGCAGCCATTTCTGGGTCGTGCCGTTGTCGGCGTACACGTCGAGGTCGAACGTGTAGATGTTGCCGTTCTCGTAGTCGCCAATGATGGTATATCCGTTGACATTGCACTGGCAGTTGCCACGGTGGCGCTCAAAATCGCCGCGATCAAAATAGGCCCGCTCGTGCCAAGCGCCCGTCGCGACATCGTACACCCATGTGGTGTTGCCGGTCGGGAAATTGAGGACGTAGAAGGCGTGGCCGTCCTGCTGGTAGGTATAAGCTACCGCGTCCGTCATGTCGGAGTATTGCTGGATTTGCCATTCAATCGCGTGCGTCGAGATGCGCTGCCCGACGTAGCCGCCCGCCCGATAGACGATGCCTTGGCCGCGCGCGTCGCGGCCCAGCCAGAACACGCTGTTGTCCATCTTGGCGACGGAGAACGGCGCGACGCAACCGATCTCGTTATAGGCGCCCTGAATACGCGCCAGCGGAAAGTCGGGCGTGCCGGCGTTGTACCAGACCTCAGTGCTGTTGGTGCCGAACACCCAGACCTCGCGGTGGTCGACGATGACGCCGACGACACCGTCTGGCGCACCTTCGGCGCTGGCAAAGTCGAGCGGGTCGATCTGCGTCGCGTCGAGAAGCTGCGTCACCCAAATCTTTTGGCTGTTCGGCTCGTTGAACACGAAATAGCCGTCGATGTACCCGACCGTCACCGCGCCCGGAAAGTCGGGGTCAATGATCTGCGTGAAGACGCCGGTGCTCTGCGTGTACACGAAAGCGTCAGGGTTGGTGACGAACACGATCTGGTCGCCGTTGTCCGTGATCGACACCGGCGTGACGCCGTGCGGGACGTTACCCAGCAGGACGGGCGCTGCGGTCAGCGACGTCAGCAGGTATACGCCGTTGCCTGACACCACATAAAAGCCGCCGTTTATGCCCGGGCGCGGCCACAACCCGCGAATGGGGCCGTTGCCGACGGTCTGCCAGAAGCGTAGACCGGGCGCACGGTTGAGGAACGCAGGCATCTGGCCGCCTTCCGGCACGATCTCTGGGAACAGATTGATCATGCGGTTGTCGGCGGCGTTGACGCTGCGAGCAACGTACGCCGACCCAAGTATCGGCGTCTGCATTAGTAGTTGCCCGCGAAGATGTTGAAGCGCTGGCGCGTGGCCACGATGCTATAGGGCATCGACATGATGTCGTTCGGGTTGTTGATGCGCTTCAGGTTGCGCTTGCTGGTCATGGCGATGCGGCTGACCTGCGGCGACGGCTCGACGCCGAACTCCGGCGCCAGCTCGCACGCGAGGTTGTAGCGGAACGCGCGCAGATAGCCGGGCGGGAAATGCAGCTCGGTCGCCAGCACTGCCGGCTTGGTCAGCTCTTCGACCGAAATGAAATGCCACTCCAGCGCACGCGTGGGGCGCGGGTAGACGTACATTTCAACGTCGGGGAAGGTGTTGTTGACGAAGATGACCTGCGGGTACGTCGACGTCACGGTCTTGACCGCGATGCCGTTGTACTGCTGCTGGTTGATGAATTTTATGCCGTAGCTGACGCCAGTGCCGGGGTCGCGGAAATAGGTGCTGTCGAGCAACTGCACCGGCCGGTTGCCGATGAAATCGCCGGTCGGCCCGAGAGTGCGCGACAGCAGACCTGCCGGCCAGAGGAACACCTGATCTTGCGTGGCAAAGACTGACAGCCGCTCCGTGTTCCAGCTATCAATCATCTGGTTCATGGCGGTCAGCGCGTCTTGCGCCGTTTCAGCGGAGGGGGTTTCGCCTTCAGCCAGAACGCCGATCAGCCGCAGTGAGCCGTTGATGATGTCCCCTGCGCTGGTCATGGCTTATTCTTTCGTTTCGGGGCGCGGGCGTCCACGGCGCCGGGGAGCCGTCAGTGCGTTGACGACGGGCGCCGGAGCGTCCGCTTCTTCCACTGCCGCCGGAACAGGCGTGCTGGGTTCATAGCGCGTCCAGCCGTCCATTTCATCAGAATTCGCTTCGTGCTCGCTGATAGCGACCTTAGCGCCGTGAACGGGGTGGACCATGTAGATTACAGCCATAATAGCCTCTCGAAAATGGACGGCCCGAAGGCCGCCCATATCATTTACAGCGCGTGCACAATCACAAAGTTGAACACGACGGCTTCGCTGAGGTTGCCGCCGGTGATGTTCCGCAGCGTGATCGTTGCTGCACCAGCCGTAAGGCCCGTTACCCAGAGGGTGTAGGAGCCAGCGGTGGCCGTGCCGCCGACAATCGACAGGATGACGGCGTCATTGGCCGAAATCTTGCTGTTGTTCAGCGTGAACGTGACCGAAGTGGTTCCTGCGAGCAGCGCGTTATTCATGGTGACGGTGCCAGCCGACCTGTTCAGCGTGACCGCTTCAGCCTTGCTGACGCCCTGCGTTACCACGCCACGAGCAGCGGCGGTGTAGCCGATCTCGTCGTCGGCATAGAGGACATCGGCGCCGACGATGTTCTGGTCGGCATAGGCAACGCCAATCGCTTGGGAGTTCGCCATTGTCTTTCTCCTCAAAAGGTTGCCCCGGCCAAAGCCGGGGCAAACCAATCAGTTGGCGATGCGGTACAGGGTGTAGGTGCCGTCGCCGGTCTTGCGGGCGCGAAATGCGACCGCTGCACCAGCAACACCTGCGCCCGAACCGACCAGCGTCCAGCCTGTGCCAGTGGTCAGCGTGCCTGCGCCAGCGCCTGTGCTCAACAGGACGAAGTCGAAGGACGAGTTGACCTTGGCGCTGCTGACGTCGGCGTCGACGCCGCCAACACCAGTAACAGCCGGAAGAGCAAGGTTCGCACCGCTGCCCGAGTTGAAGACCACCAGACCGTTCGCAAGATCGCTCACAAGAAGAGTGGCTGCGCCGGTGTAGGTGTTGGGGGCAACCTGCGTGCCGAGGATGACCTCGTTCAGATTGCCATCGCCGACCTGATAACCGCCGGCACCGTTGGGAAGTGTCATGATAATGTCCTTTCGGAAGGTGCGGCCCCCGGCGAACCGGGGGCCAGTTTCAGGTTAGCCCCAGAGACGGCAAGCCATCTGCGGACGGATGGTGCTGTAGCCGTACAGCACGTCGATACGGCAGGGCATGCGGTCGTTGTTGATGTCGTACTGACGAACAACGCGGAGCGAGATGCCGTTGTGTACCTGACGCGAAGCCATGTCGACGCCCTGCGGGAGCAGAAGGTCGGCGGTGGCGAAGGTGATCGCGTCCTTGTGGTACACAAGGTTCTGCGCGTACTGCTGACCGCCTGCGCCGACGAACACGACGGCTTGGCCGCTGGCAGGCAGCGTCGAGACGGTGGCAAGCGCGTGACCAGCCGAATAGATCGGAGCCACGGTGAGCGTGCCTTCGCCCGAACCGCCCAGCGTCACGTTCGTCAGAGCGACGAACTGGAACAGCGAGCCGGTGCTTTCGCGGGTCTGCGGGTTCACAGCGAAACAGCCGTTGATGGTGAACACGTCACCTGCACGGACAGTCAGGCCCGCGCCAGCGCCAGTGATGGCGATGGAGGTCGCGCCTTCAGCCGTGACGGCTGCGGAGGTCGAACCGCCGGTCGCGTTGCGCGTGCCGGTGGTGAACTGCTTGATCGACTGCGACATGTTGATTTCTTCAAAACCAAGCACGCCGGTGCCCATCAGGCCGTTCTTGAACTGCTTGCTGATGGTGTCGGTCGGGTTGAAGAGACCCTTCATGCCTTCGACCAGACCAGCGTTCGCAGCCGGGTTGACGGTCGCATAGCGCGGCGACATCACAGCGGCGTTCTCGTTCAGCTTCTGCTGGGCGGCCAGCAGGACAGCCGAGGTGCCCGGCGTGGTGCCGGGGGTGCCGACCGAGTTGCCGATGGTCTGGAACGCATTGGCGACGTCTGCGTCGATGCTCGAAGCAAGCTGCGAGATACGCGGCTTGAGAACGCGCTCGGCGAAGTCGTCGAGCTGCATTGTCAGTTCGGCGGTGGTGAAGTTCACGCCGATGTGCTTCTGGTTGGCGACGGTCAGCGTGGTGAACTGCTCGTTGTCATCCTGCACCTGAAGGGCAGCGCCGTCAGTGACCAGTGCACGGTCGGGCAGACGGATGCGGAGGGTCGAACCGATCTTGGCGCCTTCGACAGCGAAGCTGTCGTCGTACTGACGGTTGACGTTGCGGGTGAGCACGAGGTTGTTCTCCAGAATTTCCAGAGCCTTCCGCGTGATCATGTCGATTGTAAGAATCGAGTTGGACATGGTGGTCTTCCCAAATTAGCGGTTTCGTTGTGCCTCGTACTTTTTGATCTGCCGCTGCCGTTCCGCCTCAATCCATTCCGACGTGCTCATGCTTTTGACCGAGCGGGGGTCGGTGGTGTCAAAAACGGGTGCGCCAGAGGCGCGTGGCGTGACAGGGTCAATCGGTGCCGGGGCGTTGGAGGTTCTTTTGACCGGGGGAGCAGCACCGAGCTGCACCTCGATCTTTCCAATTTCCCGAGCCTGCAAGATAGGGTCAAGACGCGCGATGCGTGCAGCCTCTTTCGGGTTGGTGCCGAGGTGATAAAGCACTTCGGGGCCAATCTCAGACGCTTGAATTGCTCGGGCCATCACTTCGGTGACGGGAAGCTCGGGGTTGTAAGCGACCATTTCAAAGTCGTCGTACTTGTCCCGAACGGCCTCTTCACGCTCGTGATAGGCTTCGACCAGTGCACGCTGCTGCTGTTCCGCCTCGCGGCGAGCCAGCAACTGTTGGGCCTTACGCTCTGCCAAAGCATCGGCGTAATCTTCGTAGGTTTCAAACTGCTCCGGGACCAGATCGGCGGGCTGCTGCCGTGCCTGCTGTTCCGAAAGCCGTTGAGCCTGTTCGCGTTCCCACTTGCGCTGCTCTCTTGCAAGACGCTTGCCGACAATCGCGTCCAGTTCTTCCTGTGTGAAGGTTTTGGACGCTTCCTGCTCGACAGGCTGCTCTTCCGGCGTTGAGGTATCTACGGGTTCTGGAGCCGCCGTGGCATCCATTTCCGGCGCGGGCACTTCCGCTAGTTCAGGAGCGTTGTCGCTCATTTGGTATTGACCTTTCCAGTCACCTGATGTTCCGCATCAGTACGGTTATCGGCCAAGCTACAGCGATTGCCGCAGATTGGCAATATCTAGGCCCAGACGCGGTAAGGCTGCGTGGGCGGCACCAAGACAAAGGGCTTCAAGACCTTCATCTGGTCGTCAGTGATCTCGTACGCGCGCACATTCGTGTGCCAGTCGGGGTATTTGGTTTCGACCGGCGGCTCGACGCTATAATCCCAGCGAACGAAAGGCCCGATGTTGTCGACGCTGATGCCAGCGAGCGGAAGCAGTTGCCCGTCAATATTGACGAGCAAGCCGGCCTTAACCAGCGCGGCGTTCATTTCCGCTTCGGTGGATGCTTTCAGATAGAGGTCGATCATGTCGTCAGAGCCTGTAGCTGCGCGTTGGAGAGGCGCGTCGGGTAGAAAACGATGCGGCGAATGCGACCATTAAACTGGTTGCCGTTCGGCAGCGAGCCGATGTTAAACTGCGACACCACCGGAACCGTGCCGGACGTGTCTGCCACCGGCGTTGCGCCATTGACCGTCGCAACAAAATCGTTGGCGCGGAACGCAAAGGCAAACTTAGCAGGGACGTTGCGCGTATAGGTGCCGGCAAGAGGCAAATTAAACTGCGGAACGCCCGATGCGTCCCCGCCGACGCCCCAGCCGCCGGTGCTCGCGTATGTCTGCATGAGGTTAGTCAACGTCGGACCGTTGCTCAATACAGAGCTGCGGGCAATGTCGAGCGTACCCGGGTTAAAACTTTCGGCCTCAACAAACAGCGAGCCTTCGCTTTGGTTGTACCAAGGCGTGAAGTTCGGGTCAGAGATCAGCGAAAAATCGCCCGTCCGCGTCACTTGGCTCGCAACCGTCGGAATGTAGCTGGTAGCGAAGACGCCAGCTTCAGCCTGCGCGCCCCAGAAGAACAACGTCCGGTTAGTGCCTGTGTAGCTGATGCTGGCGCCGTTTGAATCCACCAGCAGCATACTGAGCAGAAAGTTAACACCCGCAAAAGTTGCCATGGTCATCGTTGCAGTGCAACGATACCAGCCGTTTCCGACAGGTGTAATTTCCGACGATGTTACGTTGCCCGATCTGTTGCCGGTTACGCCAGTGGCAACATTAAAGTTGGCAAAAAACGTGGAGACGCCGTCGAACAAGACAAACTGATACCACGCGCCGGTTCCGGCTTTAGCGTAAACCGAAAACGTCTGCGGCCCTGCGGTAACGCTGATGTCCGTGCGGAACACGCGGTGAAGGCCGGTCGTCGACCCCTCGTCGAAAGTGTCGGCGGTCGTAGCGCCGTTGGGGGCCACCGTCGTGTTGGCAGTTACGGTAAGGCCGCCTGTTGTCCAAGGCGCGACGTTAAACTCTTCGCTTCGCGTAGCCAAATTTGTGCGCTGCTCTTCCATAAGCAGGCCGCGCGGCGTCAGAGTAATCGGGTTAAAGTCGAACCGGGGCGGAAACAGGCCGCCAAAGTTGCGGGTGTACGCCGTGGCTGGCGAGCCGGTCTGAAGCTGCGCGCCCCATGCGTATACAGCGTCGCCCGACGTCACCACTCGAATACCCGCCGTGCGGGTGCCGGCGGCGGGGGTCAAGGTGGTCTGGAACCGCGTCCATGCGTTCGTAACGGCCACTGTGGTATAGGTGGTGCCATCAACAGTGATGTCGACGTTGCCGGTGCCGGTCAGGCGCCGCAGCCACACCGAAAAGGTGTACGAAACTGCCGACGCAGAGAACGATTGCAAGACAGTCGCGTTGGCTGCACCAGCAGTGATCGTGTCCGCAGTGTTCGTGTCGTCGGGCGCAACGATGCTGTTCGCCGCAATCGTCGCGTTGGTCTTGGTCCAGCCAGCGTTGTCGAATTCCTGCGTGAAGGTCAGCAGGTTTACCGACTGCGGCGTCGTCTGGATAAGGCCGTTGCTGCCTGTGAAGGTAGCCGCAGTGGTGCGCGTGAAATTGATGATCTGGTCAAAGGTGCGGCTAACGAGAGGCATAGCTTAGTTCCACACAAAATAGCTGGTGATGCCTGACTGCGGCTGCGATGGGTCGGGCGCGTAGACGGTGTACGTTGGGTTCGGAGTCGCCACAAAATTGGCGTCGAAAGTGCTGCCCGTCTGGAACGTGTTGGGGTCGAGATACCCCACAAAATCCAGAATAAGGGTCGGCGAGCTGGCGGGAATCCGGTTCCCGCCGCGCCCCGCGAGCAGCGTCGCGTACGAGATCAGGCCGGCGCCTACCCCTATGCGACGCTTGTACATGCTACTCTCGGTTTACCGGCTTGGCGTAGACGAAACCGCCAGTAGCGATCTGCAACGCGCTGACGCGCCACACGCCGCCAGAGCCGGGCGGAACGTAAAACAAGATGGGCGTACCTGCTGGAACCGGCGTATCGGCGCTAGTAGCCGTTGCGCCTTCGCCAACGCGAATGTACGCGTCGGTCGAACTCCAGACGAGAACGCCTTGCGGGCCTGCCGGCCAGCCAGTCGTTGAACCTGCGGTGCCGGAGTAGGCAACCGACTGAGCTGCGAAGCCAGCGTCGTTCAGTGGGCGGAGCAGTTCCATGGTCGTCCCTTATGCCAAAAATTTGAGTTTGTATAGGGTGGAGTAGTACAGGCCCAGAATCTCGTCGATGATGTTCTGGAGCGGCGTGCACTCCTTATCGACCACCTTATACCGCATTTCCGTCAGGTCTTCGACCTGCCCTTCAAGGAAGTCGACGACGTTGTTGGTCTTCTTGGCCGACATGAGCGTGATCGGGCCAATCAGACCGTACTTGCCTTGGTAGGCTTCGGCAAATTTGTCAGCAAAATCAACGATTTCGTCATAGAATTTGTTGAGCGCCTTGTGCTTGGCGTAGCTGCGCGTGTTCAGGTGCGCGCTGTGCGTGACATCGCGCGCCAGAAACAGCATGCCTATGAAATCTGCGCACTTCATCCCATCATTCCTTCAGGCGGCTGTTCAGGAGCCATTTCGGGCATCTGCGGCGGCATACCGCCCATTTCGGGCATCTGCGGCGGCATACCGCCCGTTTGGGCCATCTCTGGCATCGGCATCTCGCGCATCCCTTCGACGTCGCCGATGATGTCGCCAGTGTCCATGGCGGACGCGAGCGTGTGCATCACGATCTCCTGCACCTGCTCCGGCGTCATGCCGGCCTGCATGGCGGCGATGCGCTTGGTTTCGGCGTTGTAGGCGTCGATCTGGGCGCGGTAGCGGTCTACCGTTATTTTCTGCTGCTCGGCGCTGTCTTGGATGCTTTCCATGATCTGCGTGACGCGGTTCAGCTCCTGCGTCATCGCTTCGATCTGCTGCTGCGCGGCCATCATCTCGGGCGTCTGATCGCCCTGCGCCGTGACCTTGGGGTCCAAAATCTTCTTGAACCGCTCGGCCATTTCCTGCGCGCCGGGCCAATCCATGTTTTTGATGAACAGGTCGCCGGCGACCGTCCAGAGCTGCGGGTTGGACTGCAAAATCTGGCTCATGGCGTCGAGCGCTTCCTGACGCTTCGTCATGTAGCCCGGGCCTGTCGTAACCATAACGTCGTAGATGCCGACGCTCGGGTTGTAGATTTTCTCGATCATCGCGCCGGTCTGGTCGCGGATTTCCTTAACCGGCTCCGGCTGCAACGGGTTGATCTTGACCATGTCGACGTCGCCATCGACGCCAATGATGCGAGCGATGCGCTGCGTGTCGTAAATCTTCGGGATGAGGTCGACGATCTGGCGCGTGATGTGGCGCACCGCGCGGGCGAGGTTGTCGACAAAGTGGTAGGTGCCGACGTCACCCTGCTTTTCGCGTGCGACGATTGCCTTAGCCGAGCGTTCGTTGCCGCCAATGCCAAGCGACGCGTCATACTGGCCAGTGGTGCCCTTGATGTCGTCAGCAGCCCCCATCTTGGCCTGAATGAGGCCCGTCTGAGGCAACGGCGGCGGCGCGCGCTGCGGGAGGGGGAGGACATTGCCCGCGCCATCCGTCACGTCGGGATTGACCTCCAGATACGGCCAGTTGGTCGTATTGGCGGTCTTCCACTGCATCTCATAGCCTTCAAACTGGCCGCCATAGCCGATGAAGGGCGCCTTCGGAGCCAGCGCCAGCATTTCTGCCTCTTGGCTCGTCCAGTAGTTGTACATGCGCTGCGCGTCCTTCGCGTTGCGCACGAGGCCGGAGATGTGCATGCGGCCTTCGACTTCCCACTCGTTGCCGATGACGCGAACGACGGGTATCCACTTGCCCGGCCACTCGCGCTCGTCGAGCACGTCGAAGCCGTTGGTCTTCATCCACATGATTTTGCGACGGTGAACCTCGCGGGTGCGGATAGGCTTGCCCATCTGCGCGGCAAGCTGCTTGTCCTTCGGCGTGTTGGCGAACGCCGTCTGGCCGTCGATGTACAGGTGCAGGGTCGCACGATCATAGACGGCGTAGAAATACTCCGCGATGCGGATAGTGTCCTCTTGTATCCACGAGGACAGCCCCTGATCGCCCACGCCCTGCGAGTAGAGCGTCGATATGGGCGTCGCGTTGGGGAACATGCGTTCGTATTCGTCTTTGAGGATGTCTTCGGTGATGAAGCACCACTCAGCGTCAGCGCCGCATGGGTCCTGAATGGTCGGGTCCATGTAGACGCTGAACGAGTTGCGGACGCGCCCGATGCGAATGTCCTGATCGAACGTCTCGTCGTTGCAGTACTCGGTCAACAGGCGGATATAGCCCTCGCCATACGTGACCTGATTGTCGCAAGCGGTGTCGTACGCGACGTCGGCGTCCGACATATACTCGATATGCCGCACGACGCCGTTGAGGATTTCGGCGACCTGCACGTCGGCGTTGTCGTCAGCCGGGATGACCTTGCCGCTCGGGCGGTTCTGGCGCTGCTCGTTCGTCACCATGCGAACGTGCTGCGGCAGCTTGTTGATGGTCAGGCACGGGCGGGCGTTGATGGTTTGGCCCTGCACGGAGCCGCGCGTTGCCAGCACGTCAGCCGGCCACTGCCACTGGTTGTCCGGCGAACCGGCCATGAACCGCAGATCGTCAAGCTCGTCTTCGCGGCTGTCCGAGTAGGCGGCCTGCGCCATCTGGAGCCGATGGCGCATAGTCGCCATCTTGTCGTTGTCGCCCGACGATTTGGCCGGGTTGGAGCCGACGTTGGCGACCTGTCCTGCCTTATTGATGCCTGTGGGGTCGGCCATATCGCTTATTTCTTACCTTTTTTGGCCGCTTGGCGCTGCACGCTGTAGGCGATGGCAACGGCCTGTTTCGCCGGCTTTCCGGCGTCGATCTCGGCCCGAATGTTCTTGCGAAACGCCGATTTCGTGGACGATTTGACCAGAGGCATGCTATTTGCCCTTCATCGGCGTCTCACGCATGCGCGTGGTGGTGCTGATCACCTCAGGTGCAGGCCGACGGCGCTGCCGCTCCATCAAACTGCCCGCCGGAGACGCGGCAGGGCGCGTATCGGCCATTTTGGGGGCCGCTGTGGGCTTCGTCCGAGGCATGCTGACGCGGGGTGTTTTGGCCATTTTACTTGCCTTTTTTGGCGGTTTTGGCGCTCTCACGGAACGCCTTGGCGGTCGGAGCGCCTTTGGCGCCGGGTTTGCGCATTTTCTCGCCGGAACCAGCCGCGATGCGCTCGCGCTTGGCGTGAATGTTGGCGTACAGACCTCGGCTCATGAGCAATTCCACCGTTTGAGGCTGGCTTTGGCCCGCTCGCCGTCTTTTGCCTTGGCGGCAACTGCACCCATGCGGGCGCAAAACGACTTTTTGCGGGCTGCATCAGCTTTGGTTTTGGGGTTCGGCGCTGGCGCCTTGAGATTCGAGCCGGTTTCGCGGTTGTGACGCTCGCGGCCCTTTTCAGTCAGGCCCGCGCCTTTGGAAACGGGGAGTTTTTCCCCGCGACCAACAGATAGGGAAACGGACTTTCGTTTAGCAGCCACGTCAACAACCCATCCAGCTTGTAGCTATACCAGACGACGAGTAACCGCGAGGCCGGTTGTTGTCAATCGCGCCGCCCGAGCGGCCCTCGCGGGACGCGACCGGGAACGCGAACGTCAGCGCGATGGCGTCGGCGGCGTCAGGCGACGCCAGCCCGCGTGCCTTCATGTCCTTCTTGCTCTCAAGGAACAGCGTGCCCTTGCTGTCGGGCTTGACGCGCGGCCCAATCAGGTCGGTCTTCAGGAAGCGATCTGCCGGCAGGGAGCCGGTGCGCAGCCAGTCGCGCATGGCGCCCCACATCTCGGCCCGCTTGTTGCCGTACATGATCTGCTTCTGCGCCTTGTTGCCGAAGTTGACGCCGCGCACCTTGTAGCGCTGCTCCTTTAGCCGGTCGACGACGCCTGCGCCCAGACCGCCTTCGTCGACGCAGACCAGCGCAGGGCTATATTCTTCAATCGCTTCAATGACATAGCCGGCGACTTCCATCGTGTCGGCGCCCCGGTGGCGCTTGATGGCGATGATGTCGCGGCCTTGGCGCACGGCGATGACGGTCGCGTCGCTGCCGAAGCGTGCCGGGTCGACGCCGACGACGATAGGCGCGCTTTCATCCTTCTGCTTTGGCCGCGCCATGGCATCATCGACCAGATTGACGGCGATGAACTGGTCGTCGCCTTCCGACGGAAATTGCCCATAGACTTCGACGTTCGCCTGATAGCTGTCGGCCCCGTACTCGTCGATGATCTGCTGGTAGAGGTTCTTGTCGGTGCCCTCGACGTTGCGCGCGTCGATGTTGCGCGTGCGCCAGAACGCCCGCTTGGAGTTGAACGCCTCGTAGAAATAGCCGGTGTTGCGGCGCGGGTTCGAGAACGCCAGATGGAAGCGGTTCGGCGTGTTTTCCGTGAAGAAGCCCGCTGCCACCGACCAGATGCTGTCCGGGATACCGCTGGCTTCGTCGAATATGAGGCACACGCCGTCGAAGTTGTGGACACCGGCGTAGGCGTCGGGGTTTTCTTCCGACCAGAGCCGGCCTTCGACCGACCAGTAGCGCGTGCCTTTCTTGAGGTCGCGCTCGACGATCTCGGTCAGCCACTTGGCTGGCATGATGCGGGTCGCGGCCACCTCGAACCAGTGGCTGTGGATGGACATGGCCAGCCACTTGGTGATTTCCGCCCATGTCACCGACCGGAGCTGCGCCTCGGAGTTGGCCGACACGATTGTGGTCGAGCCGATGCGCGTCGACAGCATCCAGATGACGAGCCACGAGACGAGCGCGGACTTACCGATACCGCGCCCGGACGCCACCGCTTCTCGGAACGTATCGAAGTCGACCTTGCCTTGGTTCGACCGGATGTGGTCGCGCAGGTCGATCAGGATGTCGCGCTGCCATTTGCGCGGCCCTGTGAAATGCTCCAGCGGCGTGCCCTTTTCGCCCCATGGGAATGTCAGCAGCACGAACGCCAGCGGGTCGTCCTTAATGGCCGGCGCCCATAGCCGGCTCATTAGCTCCATTTCTTCCTGAGCGGTGTAGATCGGCGACTGCATCAGAAGGTCTGATTGAACGAACTAAGCCCGCTGAAGTCGCTCTCGATGCTGGGCTGACCGAACGACTGCCCGAAGCTGCGCCCGAACGACCGGTTGGCGCCGTTCCCGAACGCGCTGGAGCGCATACCGCGAGCGCGGCGCAGCATCATGTTGAGCGGCGACATGGCGGTGCGGCTTGCGCCGCCACCGCTTATGGACACCGGGCGGCGCGTGCCGCCAAGGTTCATCTGGTTGAAGGGCTGGCCGAACATCGGTTGGCCCGGGCCGAACTGATCGGTCATGCTGCCCATACCGTTCATGTCGAACGTCGGCATCGGCGCGGGCGGCTGGAACGACGACGGCATCGGCGGCGCGAACGAACTCGGAAACCCACCGTAGGTCGTGTCGACATCTTCGGAGGCGTCGCCGGTCGGCAAGAACCGCATCATCGCCGGGCCACCGCTCTCAGCGGGCCGGAACGGCATGAAGCCTCTATTCATCATGTTGAGCATCGACCGTCTCCGTGTGGCTGTCGTGCGCCTGTAGCGCAATTACCGGCTCATAGATACCTTCGATAACGCGGGTCTGCGCGCGCTCCAGCGCGGTCAACACGCTGATCTGCTGGTCGACGTTGACGTCGATTTGCTGCTTGGCCACCCAGCCGTGCTGATGCTTGAGAATGTCGAGCGCCGCCTTGGCGTCGCCCTTAACCGCCGCGTCGTACAGCGTCTTGGCCGCCAGCCATTCGCCGTCGGCGCGGCCCTTCATTTCGGCCATTTCCACCAGCGGGTCAAACTCTTGCAGCCGCCGGAACTGCGTCGGCGTCAGGCCGGCGCGCAGCGCGAGGCTGTCGCCTTTAAGGCCGTACTTTGCGGCTTCGTAGATCGCTTCCAAACGCGCCTCTGTGGCTTCGACGCGCTCGGGCGTGAACGGCAGGGAGTAGAAGGACATGGCCGCACAATAGTGTGTTGCAGGCATTTTGCAAAAAATAAAAAATTGTTCGCGATACCTACCGCGTCAGTCACGCGCCGGCTCGGCCCCACCCCACCCCCTCCAAATGCTGCACCGCAGCAAAATGCTGCACCGCAACAGGATTTGGCTGGCCCTTTTGTGCTGGCGGCTGGCGTCGACCGCGCGGGCACATTTTGTCTGGCGGCTGGCGCGCGGCCCTTTCAATTGTGTGCCGGGCTTCACGTAACCCCGGCTGGCGCTTATCGTTCAGCGCGCTTGCTTCCGCTCCTACATCCGCGATCCTCGGTCGGCGTTCACCGGCCTGTGCGTGGAAGCAATCCCTCCCGGTGACAAACCCCTAGTAGACTGCCTAAAATTTCATTGCAACATTTTTTTTTGCAACTGGCGATTTTTTTTCGTTGGGCAATTTGGGCAGCCGATCGGCCATTGCGCATTGCGCCACTGATCGAACGGGCATCATTGGCAATTTGGGCAACGGGTTCAGAAGTTGGAAACCGACTGTCGAAACGATGACCCAAAACGCCAATGACGCAGCAATATGCGCGGGCAATCATTGGCAAGTTGGGCGGTTTGGGCAGTCAGTTTCATATCGCCCCCAAATCCGTTATTGATAACCGTTCTCAACACCACAGAAATCCTAGCTAGTCATCTTTTCCATGACCCAAATTGCCAATAGCCCCTTGTCAGGCGCGCGTTTCCTCGCCTTTTCTATTGGCAATCTGCATCGCCGCAATGACCCAAGATTTGACCCAAACCGCCAAACTTAGCTGACAGCCGTGTAAGTTATTTCATCCGGCCTGATCGACGGGCGCAAAATTCGGGCAAAATACCGAAAAGCGTGGCAATCGCATTTCCTGCAAAGAAATATGTTGCAATGATGGAATTGAGGGTTTAATCATTGGCAATCGTCAACGCAAAGGAGCAACCAATGACCACCACCGTTTCGCAAGCCTACCTTGACGGCATCCTCGAAGGCCGCGACTTCAAGCGCCACTGCATCGCCGCTGGCGATACGATCGACGCTGAATTCATGCGGGCGCATCTCGCGACGATCGAGCGCACCATGCGCGGCTTTAGCGGCACCATGCGCGACTTCATGCGCGGAGAGCGCGATTTCTGGCGCAACCAGCTTAACAAGGGAGCCTGACCAATGACC